TTACTCAGTAATTGTTGCTTCTACCCGCCGCACGGCGTCGGCGGTGGATTCCGCGGTCAGGGGCTTCTTAAATGCCTCATTAAATTCCGCTACAGCCGCCTCAATCAGAATCTGCATTTCCTCAGCGTCAAAATCAATGCCTTTCTTTTTCAGCAGAGCCTCAGCGGTTTCCAGTGCCTTGGCCAGCTTGTCCGCACCGTGAAGGGTATTCCACACCTGCTCCACGAACTGCACCGCCACACGGGCGATCGCGCGTTTAGTGTCGTCGTTGATGTACTTCACGGCCAGCTGCTTGATGGCATAGCCCAGGCAGCCGAAGATCGCGCACAGAATGGCCGCAATGATCTGCGTTCCGTAGTGATAAATGAAATATTCAAACATTGTATGTTCCTCCTTGAATTACTCAGCCAATAGAAATGGCCTTATTTTCCCACTTTTTGTAGGCATCGAAATAGAGTTCCTTCTTGTCCCCGTTGAAGGTAAGTTCGTAGTACATACCGTCAAAGAGGGTGGTACTCGCAAGCGCCTTGCTATTCTGCAAGGTCTTGCACATCCAGACGATAAAAACATCGGCCTCGGTGATCTTCTTGCCGTCGCTTTTGTCCAAATGCTCATTGGAGTATTCAGCGACGGCCTTTTTGCACAGGTTTACAAAATCTTTTTCATTCATGGTGTACCCCCAAGATACAAAATATATCGCTCAACCCAGCCCGATTTGAGCCAGGAAAAAGCCTGCAACTGCGGCCACAACCGCCCAAATCAGCTTTTCCACAAGATTGTCCCAGCGCTTTCCGGGTTTTCCTTCCAGCGCCGTGACCTTGCCGTCCAGCCTGTCAACGGTATCCGCGACCTGTTCTTGCTTGTTGGCCATAACTTCCATGGAGGTCGCAAGCCGGTTTATCGCTTCTGCGGACGCCTCCACCTTATCCAGTCTGTGACTGTTGGATTTCGACCGTTCCTCCACGGCGGTCAGTCTCTGCTCATGTTCCAAATCCATTGAAAATTCCACTTCTCCTATCCGTTCCATCGGGCATATCCGGATCGCTTATCCACATGAATGCCCCAGCTGTACAGGCCGATTCCGCCTGTATGTCCCATGACATCCTCTGCCACGGCTAGCATCTGCGCTGGGCTTGCGGCGCTGTGCAGATCCGCCGCAAGCCCGTACAAATGCTGGGAGTCGGACACACCCCCAACCTCCGCGTTGTGCGCCGCGCACCGCACGCCGGAACCACCACCGTCCACAATGGAAATCGGGATGCCCAGCCTGTAGCGGATTTCGTCCACGGTACGCGCAATGGATTCCTGCGGCTCCACCGGGAAACCACCGCAGCGGCCGCAGGGGCAGCGAAATTCGGCGCGCTTGAAATACCGGATATCCTTCCACCAGTCTGCGCCGCCCTCCGTCCCCGGGGTGTCTTGGGGCTGTTGGGGCGGCTCTCCGGAAGCAACGACCTCCCGGATACGTGCCTCCGTCCCGATGCCGAATATCCCATCCACCGTAAGCCCGTAATTACGCTGGAATGCCTCGGTGGCGCAGCGGGAGTTATCGCCCCAAATACCATCAACTGCCCCAGTGTAATACCCAAGGTACAGTAGCAAGCATTGCTTTTGCTTGATCGTCATCCGATCACCACCCCGTATTTCGCCAAAATGGCAATAATGTCCGCTGTGAGGATTTTCTTCAGCTGACCGGGGGGCAGCTTGGCCATGCTTGCGGCAATGGTGCGCATATCCTGCTCCCCGTCCTCGGCGGCGCGGATTTCTACCAGACGATTTTTGGCTCCGTTACTCCACTTCTTCATCCGGCTTCACCTCCAAAATGGTCAGGGCGTTCTGCATGTCCGCGCCCTCGGCCTTCATTTCCGCGATTTTCGCAAGGATTCTCTGCTTCCGTTCTTCGATGGTCATGTGGTCACCCCCAGAGCAGTTTCGATCTCGGATAATGCGGCTTCGTATTCGGCGTTCTTTTTCAGCGCCTCTTCCAGCGGGGTGAGGATTTCCTCCCCGTCCCGGTAGAATTTGCCGCCGCTGTAGGTGTCGCCAATACCCACGGGGCGGTCTGCGGGGTCGATAAGGGATTCCGTTTCCGGCTCGGAATCGGAACACCACAGAAGATTGGTAATTAAGCCGTTTTCGATGCGCGCCATACTCTTTGCCATTATGCAGCCCCCCTTGCGTTGCGGATGATTGCGATACCGGAACCGCCACGGCCTGCGGTACCACTATATGCAGCACCGCCTCCGCCACCGGTGTTGGCTACTCCGTTTTTCGCCGCCCCACCGAAATTGGCACCTGCACCAGCTGTAGAATCACCCGCGGCACCTGCATAAGCAGCACTACCTCCGCCACCGCCAGAATAGAGTTTGCCTGTAGATTCACCAAACTCTCTGGTGGTTGTCCCCTGCCCGGTTCCTCCATTTGATACATTTCCGGCCGTTCCATTGCCCCCATTAGAGCCACCGTTACCTGAAGTTCCGCTTGAGCTACCACCACCGCCGCCACCAGAACCTCCATCCGCACCAGATGCGCCATTAGCGCTTACGCCAAAAGCACTGCTGGTTCCGGAACTAGCGCCGATAGTGACTGTATATGGAGTTGCAATAGCGATACTTACGCCTTTGACGGTTTTTGTATAACCCCCACCGCCACCTCTGGCACCTCTGATAGTTTCACCGTTTCCGCCGCCACCAACAAGGAAGACGTCTAATTGGCCATTCCAACCATTTAACTTGGTAACAGTGAATGTACCAGAGGTTAAAAATCTAATCTTCCAGTTGTTCTTCCAATTTGCGAAATCCGAAATAGGATTATCGCTGTCGTCCACGATTGCGTAGTCGCCGGTGTAGGTAAACTCCGGGGTAACCCGATATACGATTGTGACATACTCCACGGTCAGGCGGGTAATGGCAACATCCTGAGTTGCGCTGTCTCCGCCCTTCGTGGATGTAATCGTCCACGTACCCAGGTCAAGCCCGCCGAATGTCCAGACACCATTTTTCTCAGTGGCCGTCTTCGTGGTAGATCCCATCTTGCAGGTTACAGTGGAGCCTGTAGGGGCGGTCACAATTATTGTCGATTTTTGGGGACTGCCACCGCTGGCACCGAATCCCTCTAAGTATGCGAATACGTCAGCCATTATCGCTTCACCTCCACCTGAACCGGAATGTTCGTTTCCGGCTTGTTTTCAAGGCAAACAAACGTGACGGTTCCGGCCCCCGGCTTCGCATAGCTCACGGCCGCGCAAGCTTCCCGCAGGGCAATATCCGCATCCGCCACCCCGGAATATATCGGCGTGATATACGGTGGCTTTCCGGCCGTTACCCCCGCCACGGCAACGGTTTGGGTATAGGGGGCGCTGGCCGACCAGCCGGCGGCGGTAAGCGTGGCCTGAACGATTTGCGTCAGCTCCGCGCCAAAGATCGCATGACCGCCCATGTTCAGATCGCCGGTCATGGTGTCGCCGGATTTCATCAGGTACGCCGTTCCGGCCTTCACGGCATCGATTTCGGCTTGAAGCGCCTGAATCAGTGCCGTAACTTGAGCATTTATGGCAGCAGTGTCCACCTTGGTTACTGACTCGGCCATAATGCCGCAGTAGTTTTCGTTCAGCCGCAGATCCGTCACGTTCCTTGCCGTGACAGCAGTTGCACCAGGCTCTCGCCGTACCTCTGCAAGATGAATCTCATACAACGCTTCACTGGTGGAGCGCTTCGGAGGTTGCGGGTTGCTGGCTGCGGTACCGTTTTTTACCACAATTTCCGTCACGTTTTTATTCGCGTCGTACTGGATCACAACGTGGTCAATTCTCGGGTAAACAGGATCTGGCAGCCCAAGATTTACCGCCGTTTCCGTCTTCAGCGCCGCCACAACGCCCTTGAACCGGCTCATACGCATCCACGCAATACCAACGCCCAGTGTGATCGTGTTGTCTGCGCCAGATACGGAAAATGTGAAATCGTTGTCGGCGTAAATGCCGGTTGTTCTGGTACAATGGAAAAGGGCTGCGTCTTCCATCGAATAGTCCGTATTATCCAACGGGTATGTCACAAGTGTCAT